TTTTAATTTCCAACATACGCCCATATCGTGGTGATTTTATATCTGTATTAATTCCATCTGGTGAAGCACCTAGAAACACATATTCTTCATCCTGAATACAACCAAAGTCTTCCACTTTAGTGTCATATATATGCTCATAAATTTTTACTGATAGGGGCTCATATTTTTGACCCCAATGAAGTGTTGAATTAACATTTACCATTTTTACTTCTTCAACAAAATCTTCATCTAATAAGGATGATTGTGTATTTGCTAGAGCCAATGGTTGGCATTTTTCGTAAATTAATTGGTTCTTAGTTGCTTGGCTCTCAAATGCTTTATATGCGTTACTTGCTGTAATTAAATTATGGCGAAATTTATACCATTCAGGTGTGCGTTGAGCAGGTTGAGGCTTATTTCTTAAGCATTTTAATTGTTCATCAATATAGTCATAGTCTGGCTCTACTAAAATGCGGGCATCTTCATAAGACCTTGTAGGCATAAAATCATTAAAGAAATCCTTAGTAGCTTCTTCTATAATTTCATCTAATTCGTTTTCAGCATCATCATTGAAGAAAATATCATCTTCAAATTGCGCATACATAAGTTCATTAATGTTCTCTTCAAAAATATCTTCAAAATCAGGTTCTGTAATTATTTTTGGATTATTTCTGATAAATTCCTCCATTAAATATAAGCATGTATCATATAATTCTAATGCGTCTTCATCAGTGAAATATGGTGTTTCATCTGCCTTTATTTCATTGATTATATTATCTAGTTCTTCTAATGCAAAATTGAAGAATGTAGTCATTTGTTAGTTTATTAAATATTATAGAGATACTTTTATGTTATTATTTATATACAATAACATAAATATATAATAGTTCAATTTTATATAATAATTTTATATTAATCTGAGTCTGAATCATGATTATTATCTACAACATTTTTAGCAGTTCCCTTCTTTTTTGGTGCTAAGCTTCGTATAGTTGATACACGCTTATCAATATTTTTTAATGTAAAATGAATTGTTGGCTTATTGAAATGTAGTGCCGGAACCTCTTTAATTTCACCTGTATCCTTATCATATATTACATCTTTAACTCTTTGTAGCCTTTTCTTATCTAAACAGTCCTTGAAAAATGCGACAAGCTTACTATATTCGGGCTCAGTAAGGCTCTGTTCTGTTCTATATTTTTCAGCAAATAATAGGAGTTTTTTTGTCTTAGCTGTTTTATCTAATTTAGACCACGGCTCATTGGCATTACTATTCTTCTCATTTTCCAAGAATTTATCTAGTGTAGATAAGTTAGTAGCTGATTTTGGCTCATTCCAAGTAGCTCCATTATTAATCATTGATTTATATTTTATTGTCTTTAGTTCATTACAAGTGTCATTATTAGTAGGTTTTTTACTAGTAATTACTTCTTCTTTTATTTCATTTACAACCGTTATTTCATTTACAACCGTTATTTCATTTACACCCGCTATTTCATTTACACCCGCTATTTCATTTAAGTCCATTTTGTTGGTTTATATTATAATATACTATAGCGAGTTAAGTTTAACTTGTTTTAAAACATTATATTTATATTTATTGTTTATATTGTTTTTATAGTTTATCTTATTATATAATTTATTGCGCAAATCTTTAAAACTTTTTGTATTATTGGATACTATGAATAATATTAATATAAAAACAATATTTATTGCTGCTCCAGAAAATAAAAATAAAAATAATACTAGTAAAAATATATTAATAGAAGCAGAAAAAGTAGAAATAGTAGAAGAAATAGTAGAAGAAGAACAAAATACAACAAAAAAAATGTTTATACTAACAAATAATGAAACTGATTCTGTTAAAAAAATAAAAAAAAAAGAGAAAGAAAAGAAACTGCGTGTAGAAACAAATACTTGGGGGCTGATTAATGAAGACCTACTATTTGAAACACAATTAGAACTGTTAAAACAAATTAATGATATTGTAAATAACAATAATAGTAATAAAAAAATATTTAATAAACATCAGCAACTAATTGTTAGTCATATTAAATCTAAAATATGTAGTTATAAACATCAGGATATTTTAAAGAAGAAGCTAAATGAAGCGGATTTTGTTAGTTTTAATGATGTTATAACCTTACTAATTGACTCAAATATGAAATGTTATTATTGCGCTTGTGAAACATATTTACTTTATGAAATTGTTAGAGAAATGAAGCAATGGTCATTAGATAGAATTAATAATGATATTGGACATAATAATAATAATCTTGTTATTTGTTGCTTAGAATGTAACTTAAAACGCCGACGAACTAACAAAGATGCGTTCTTTTTTACCAAGAATCTTAAAATAACTAAGAAACATTATAATAATGATAATAATAATAATGAAATTGAGAATAAATTAGAATAAAAGCGTTAAATAATTCATTATTTAAGATAATTATAAATATATAATGAATTATTGGAAATGGAGTAATGGAGAAACTTATTATCAAAGTGCCAGAAAACCATCTATAAAAGAATCAGCAACTAACAATAATATAAATTATGATACTAAAATGAATGCTATTGAACAATCTTTAGCAGAAGATATGCCAACTGGATTTGGCTTGAATGATTTTAATGAGTATAGTGGTATAAATAGTATGAATGATAATAATTTTTCTAATATAGAATCTAAACGCGAATCACTTGATAATAAAATGTCTGATCGTGAACTTATTAGTCAGCGAGGGACTAATCCATTTTCAATGCAAACAAGTTATGTTAATGATGTTGTAACTCGTGATATGTTTTTGAAACCAATTAATACAACACAAGGACGAACAAAGAATCAAAATAATCCAAATGGTGAACAAATGGGAAATTAATATAGTATAAGTATAACTAGAATTTACACGCTTCTAACACACATAGTGTGGAGCAATCTGTTGACTAAATAAGCCAAGAAAGAGTTGATTAACAAGAAGAAAGTATGAATAAGCATCTTCATATCAATCTTGTTAATATGTGTTATCATATATGTGACAACGGAAATAACACTCAACACAAAAGCAATGCCAAAGAAGATTGACAAAGCATAAAAGTAGATACAATATTCTTGGCCTAAAGGTCCAAAATAAGTGTTCATGAAATCATTCATATTCATATTAATACTATAGTTCTAGATTTTATTTTTATTTTATATATTTTGTTAATTTGCTAAATTATTAAAAGTAAAATATAAAACTAAAATAATGAAAAAACTACTTAAATATAATTTTAAAAACTTAAATAATGACAACAAATAGTTCATATACAACGCAAAATGATTTATTGCTAAAAAATCTATTAGTATTTTATGATACTAATGAAAATGATAATCTTGATAATATGCTGCGAATTATTACTGGTGAATCTAAAATTTCACTTCGCATTGTAGACTGGTTTGCGACCAATTATGCCAAAAAATTCTATACATTGTATACTATTGAACAAACAGTAGATAATGTTGCGCGCCGATTCAAAGTCTATGATGATTATAAGTTGAAGCTAAAGGCTTATAGTAAGCGACGTTTTGACCCATTTTGTCGATGGGACCGTATTAGTATTCCTTATAAAAACGGCACCTCAATTGAGACCACTATTGGTCAGCTAAATTTTTTCAAGTGGGCTCTAGAAAATAAGGTAGTTGATTATATTGGAGAAAATTATGAGACAATAGAAAAAGATATGAATAGTCGCAATAGTACATCAAAACGCAAGGAGACAATTGTTGATAATTCAAAGACACGAAAGAAGCGAGAAGAATTGTCTATTTCAGCAACCAAGAGTATCAAGAAAGAAAAAGTAGAAATTGTAGTCCATTTTAATTAACCGAGACGCCAATATGTGGTTGATAAAGAAAGGTGGCTATTAATTTATTTTGCCCAGCTTATTTTATAATAATCACAGCAATTATGCTGACTTTTTGTAATATTACTATCTGGAAATATGTATTGTAATCTTTGTATAACACGGTTTCTTATTATTTTTGGATTAATATTTTTTGGAACTATAATACCATTATAATTTTGTTCTTTTGATACCCATTCATTATAACCATCATAATTATTACATTTATCATCTAACTTTCTGTTTTTAAATTGGATGCACATAATAGTAAAATTAAGAGATGTTTTGCCATTTAATGCTGACTCGATAACGTGTTCATGAATATCACTAAATGTATCTTCTACTAGAGAATCAATATATAATCCTCGTAATTGATATGAGAGCATTTGCGGATTATCTTCATAGTCATCATTATCTGGTTTTTTATGATATTTATTTAATTCAGTTAATATAACAGTATGAATTAAATAAATAATAACAGCAGTACATAATATATATAATAAGAATAAGTAGATATTGTTCATTTTATTTTATTTTGTTTTATTTTGTATAATTTATATTATCATTTTTATTATTCAATTTTTTATAATTTTATTTTAAACAATATAAATATATTAAAAATAAGCATTTATACATTATTAGACAATATAATTTATAAATGGGTAATACTCAGTCAATACAAAAAATAAATTTTGAAGATATGCAAACAGTAACAAAAAATCCAGAAATATACTTACTTATTAATACACTACCAACATCAGACCAGCAATGCTTAATACGTGGCACTATTAGTTGCGAACAAGAAGAACATGCTATTAATAAGTATCTTAAAGAGAATAAGGGTCTACGTATTATTGTATACGGAAAAAATTGTAATGATGATAGTGTTCAGAAAAAATATCAACAATTATTGACATTAGGCTTTTATAATGTATATGCGTATAAAGGTGGAATGTTTGAGTGGCTAATGCTTCAAGATATTTATGGAGCAGAAATGTTTCAGACTACAAAATCTG